CGGATGCGGGCTTCGTCTATGCGCATACGTATAGCACGGCTACGTGTGCGGCTGCGCATTTCGGTTCTCGGCTTTGCTTTGACCCGCAAATCGAAGCGGCGTGAAACGCCCAAATCGCCCATTCCGATATGTCGGTGTGATTGAATGAAAAATAAATAAGGTTGTCCGATGTCGTGGCGTTTTGTTCAGCGGTAATGCGAATAATGGGGCGAATGCAGGCTTCGTCTATGCGAATACGAATAACACGGCTACGAATGCGAATGCGAATATCGGTTCTCAGCTATGCTTGTAAAAATATAGTTGCTAATCGGAAACCTTGCCACAAAAACAACCCATCCGGGGTTGAATGAGCCGGGAACAGAAGCCCGGCGGCAGAAAATAGAATAAGTTGAACGGTTTTGGTAGGGGCAACCCGAAGAATCCTAATATACAAGCAAACTTGAAAGACAATGAAAAGAATTGGCAATCTTTTTGAAAAGGTCATATCCTTGGAAAATTTGAAACTTGCGGATGAGAAAGCCCGCAAGGGCAAGTTGCGTTCCTATGGTGTGCAGCAGCACGACAAGAACAGGGATGCCAATATCCTTGCATTGCATGAGAGTTTGAAAAACGGAACATTCAAGACATCAAAATATCACGTTTTCACGATTTTTGAACCAAAGGAGCGGCAAATCTATCAATTGCCATACTTTCCCGATAGAATCTTGCATCATGCGGTAATGAACATCCTTGAACCGATATGGGTGTCCGTGTTCAATGGCAACACATATTCTTGCATCAAGAACCGTGGCATCCATGCTTGTGCCAAGGATTTGAAAAAGGCATTGAAGAAAGACAAGGAGGGAACAAAGTATTGCTTGAAAATAGATGTCCGCAAGTTTTACCCATCCATCAACCATGAAGTGTTGAAAATTGTGGTAAGGCGAAAGATAAAAGATAATCGCCTTTTGGCATTATTGGATGAAATCATTGATTCATCCGCCAACACTGATTTGCCAATCCGAAACTTTGTCACGGACATTGAAACGGGTGAAATGGTGGCAACATCATTGAATGGCGTGCCAATCGGCAATTATCTTTCCCAATACTTTGCCAATTTGTTCTTGGCATACTTTGACCATTGGATAAAGGAAGCAAAGCGCGTGAAGTATTATTGGCGTTATGCCGATGATATTGTTATCCTTGCACCTGACAAGCAATCATTGCATGACCTTTTGCATGAAATCCGGGCTTATTTCTGCAAGCTGCAATTAAAGGTGAAACGTAATTATCAAGTGTTCCCCGTGGACAAACGGGGCATTGATTTCCTTGGTTTCGTGTTTTATCACACCCATACGTTGTTGCGCAAGAACATCAAACAAAATCTTTGCCGCCGGGTGGCGAAGTTGAACAAGCGCAAGAAGAAACCAACGAAAGAGCAGTACAAGCAAGCCATTTGCAGTTGGTGGGGATGGTGCAAGTATTCAAATTCGATTCATTTTTTCAACAAACTTTCAAATTCATTTCCGTATGAAATTAAATTCGATAGAGCCAAACGCCCATTATGACATGGCGCATGGCATTCCGGCAGTTATCGAACATGATAACGATGGTTCAACAGTGTACCGAATCAACATTGAACCCGAAATGGGAATCCCGGAGGGGCAGACCGAGGAAACGCAAATCGGGTGGAAATGCTATGAGGTACGCACGTTTGACAAACCCAACAAGGCAAACTTGAAGCGTGCTTTCATCCGTTCCGTCATTGATGAAACGGCGGAATTTTCCTTGGTCAATTCGTACAACAAACACGTTTTGGGCATTGCCCCAAATGAAGCGGCAGTTGCCGAATACAAGGAATACTTGCAGTTTACCGAGGATTTGGATGCCAAAATCATCAAGGATTTGTCGGACAATTAAAGAGTGTGTGAATTATGCCAAGATTTTGCGATTCCAACATTGAAACGGATGCGATAATTGGTAAAGGCATTGATTTGGATGAACTATTTGACAAAAGAATTGTCATTGAGAAAGCCAAAATCGAGCCAACCAAATTTCCGGGAAAGAACGCATCCGGGATGCGTATGCAAATGCAAGTTGTGCCAGATGCCCAATTCCGTGATACCCCCGATGAGAATGGGGATTATTTTGTCAAGGATGAATTTGGGAAAGTGGTTGGCACACGCCGTTCAGTTTTTACCGGGTCAGATAACTTGATGGCTGAAATGAAACAGGTGCAACAAGCATGGAAAACGGAACGGTTGCAAAAAGGCTTGCCGCCCGTGGATTTCATTGTGTTTGACACCACAATCGCAAAGGTTGGCAAGATGTTTCATTTTACATGATTTCAAGTTATGACGAACATTCATTCAACAATCGTTTCGTTCTTTGGCAAACACATTATGGGTTTGGTTGGTGCGTGCATTGCGGTTATCCGTCCCACGTTCCCATTCATCCTTGTGTGTACCCTTGCCGTGCTTGCTGATTGTTACACGGCTTGGGCGTTGTCAAAGAGAGTGAAGAAAAGATTTCCCGGTGCGAATGATGGAAAATTCAAATCCAACTATGCCGGGCGTGTCTTTGTAACGCTTATCAAGGTGTATTCCTTGACAATACTTGTGCATCTGATTGATGTGATGGTATTTCCCGAAGTTTCCTTGCATTTGCCCCAAATCGTTGCCGGGGCGGTGTGCTTTTGGCAAATTTGGTCAATGCTTGAAAATGAATCAAGTTGCAATGATGCAAAGTGGGCGAAGATTGCCCAGCGCATAATGGTGGATAAAACGGAAAGGCATTTTGACATCGACTTGCACGAATTGAAAGAGGAACAACCACAACCGCCGGAGATAAAACCCCGTTGCGGCAACATGGTATGTGCTTATCGTGGTAAGGTACATTGTGATGCAACAAAATGCCCATCATACATTGAACCAAAAGACAACGAAGATGGCAAACATTGATAAGTTGATTCCGTTCATCCTTAAATGGGAGGGCGGATTTGTGAATGACCCCACCGACAGGGGCGGGGCTACAAACAAGGGCGTTACCTTGGCAACGTATGAAGCATATTGCAAACGCAAGGGTTATCCACGCCCAACGGTGGAACGCTTGAAGAACATACCCGATGCCCATTGGCGTGAGATAGTGAAAACTATGTTTTGGGATAAATGGAAAGCCGATGACATCCATTCCCAAAAGGTTGCCAACATCCTTGTTGATTGGGTTTGGGGGTCAGGCATCCACGGCATCAAGAAGCCGCAAGCATTGCTTGGGGTCAAGGTTGATGGCATCGTTGGTGATAAAACCCTTTCGGCGGTGAACTTTGCAGACCCCGAAGAATTGTTTGATGCGATATATCAAGAACGTGTGAAGTTCTTGAATGCCATTGTTTCAAACAGTGTTGCAGCCTATGAAAAGAAGATTGGGCGAAAGGCAACCGATGCGGAATTGTTGAAGTACACCCAAAAGCGTTTTATCAAGGGGTGGTTGAACCGTTTGCAGGACATCAAAAAGTTGTGATTATGGGAAAGTTTCTTTCATACCTGATTTTGCTTATTGCCCTTGTGTCATGCCGGGCAACCCGGAACATGGAAAGCCAGAGCGACAAAAGCAACGTGGACAGCGTGGCGGCATCATCGGCACGCATCGAGAGGGAACAACGGGCGATTGACACCACACGCACGGAAACGGGCAAGGTAACAATCACCGAAATCACATTTTTTGCCCCTGATACGGCAATGGCAACACATCCCCCATTTACGGATGTCCGTTTGCCTACCTTTGGAAATGTTAAGGGTGCAATCAAGGGCATCAAGCAAACAATCATTGAAAAGGGTGTGGAACAAAGCGGCAAAAGCAATGAATCCAAGGAAAGCGAGGAAACGCATGAAAATGCGGAGTTGTCAAAGCAGCAAAACCACATCCAAAAGCGGGAAGCCACAAAACCATCATCATTCAATTGGCGTTGGGCTTGCATTGCCGTGGTTGCACTTGCCTTGGTGTTATATTGGAAACGGATGCCCATTTTGGATTGGATAAGAAAGATACTTGCAGGAATACGCAAGATTTTATGAAAAATCCATTAACTTTGCACCCACATTGTTGCGAAAGCCCCGGAGTTGCACCGGGGAACAATGCAGAAGCCCGGTTTTGCCGGGCTTCAATCTTATGGGTTAGTATCTGATTTTTAATAATGAAAAACGCCCGAAAATGTTAAAATTCGGGCGTTTCGTGTACATTTTCGTGTACAAATTTCATAAATCATTGATTTTCAATGTTTATTGCGGAGAGAGAGGAAGTCAAACCCTTGATAAAGTACAATTCCACGAAATGCCATTTTGCAGAAAACAAGGCTTTTCGCCTTTTCCATCGGTGTTTTACAATACCACACAATACCATTTGAGGGCGTTAAAATCGTGTACAAAATCGTGTACATGGGTTTTTGTTCCATTTTTCGTGTACATCATCAAAATTCATCAAACCTTGACATTGCACGGGCTTTGAGTTCATCCACGATTGCCATATAAGGTTTCATGGCTTTCATATCTGAATGCCCAGTCCATTTCATTATCACCTCACTTGGGATGCCAAGTTGTAATGCAGTGACAACAAAGGTTCGCCGCCCGCAATGTGTCGTGAGCAATGCCCATTTCGGCAATACTTGTTCATGCCGTTCATTGCCGTGGAAATATATAATTCTTGTTGGTTCGTCAATTCCACAAACTTGCCCCATCGCTTTCAATTGCACATTCATTTTCACGTTGGAGATAACAGGCAATGCAAGACCACCACGGAAGTTTTCATCCTTGTATTTGTCCAATATGGCTTGTGTATGCTTGTTCAACTCCATGCGTAATCCATCATTTGTTTTTTGTGTGACCACATCAATAAATCCATCCTTGATGTCGGCACGTTTAAGTTTGGCGACATCCGAATAACGTAACCCGGTAAAGCAGCAGAACAAGAAAACATCCCGCACACGTGCAAGGCTTTCTTGTGTAGGCGCGAATTGCCAAGATTCCAAGCGTGAAATTTCGTCACGGGTTAAGAAGATTATTTCCTTGGAATTTCCATCAACACCCTTTAATTTGGGCTTGAACGTATCATGCAACGTACCTTGATAATAACCTTTCTTTGCAGCCCATCGCAAGAACCAACGCAAAAAGGCAAGGTTCTTGGCAATTGTCGTGTTCCTCAATCCCTTTTTCAATAGATAATCCACATATCCTTGCACCTTGCTTTCCGTGATTGTCGGAAAGGATAATTTTGCATCATACAATTTAAGATGTTGCCGCAAGGCATTGAACTTTTGATGTGTTGATGATGTCCATTGATTTTGATTTCCCATTTCATTTGTGAACACATCAAACACGGGAAAAAAGCCATCATTCACGGATGGCAACCCGGCATTTGTCTTTGTCTTTCTCCCCACCATATCATTGAACAAATCCTTGATTTCGCCCGGCGTTGGTATTCGCTTTTCGAGCAGTTCATAACGGGCAAATATTTCATTGCAAATGGATGTCCATTCATCAATGGTGCGGTTGATGTCTGATGCAGCTTTGCAGGAGGGCAAGGCACGCCCCTTGTCGGCATCCCAATCCGTGATGTCTATATTATGCCCCGTTGGAAAGTCCAAAGGGCGTTCACCATGAAGCGTAATGCGCAAGCGGATGGCAAGGTTTGTCAATTGGTTTGGATTACGCTTGTGGAGCAAGAATTTTAATTTTTTCTTGATGTGCATGGCTTATCCTTTTTCAACATATCCCCAATGCCGAGCAACAACCATTCAGGATTGACCCCGAAATCCGAACACAGGGCGGAAAGGGCATCCAAATCAATCATTTTGTATTTTGTCGCTTCAAGTGGCTTATCCAATTCATTTTTTATGCGTGAATACTTGGTTCGGTTCAAGTCATGGTTTTCACAAAAGGTTTTCAAGCCTTTCAATTGCTTTGATGCAATAACAAGTTCCAAAGCCGTGAAGAACCGCCGTTGGATTTCAATTGCCTTTGGGTTGATAGACTTTTTCATTGACTTATGCGTTTGGCTTTGATTGTTCTTGTCTGATTGTCCGTTTTACCTTTTATATATAATGTGGCATCGTTGGCATCCTTGAAAGTGAATGAAATTTCCAAATCCCATCCACGCGGTTCTTTGATGCTTGCCATGCTTGTTTCGGGGTTGAATGTCCATGTGCCTTGCATTGACATTTCCTTTTGCCCATCATTGATTGTGTATTGATTGAACGTATTTGGGCGTGCAAAGTCAAAGTATATGCAATCCCCGGTATCTGATATGTCCACGAAATAACCATCCGAACACAAGTAAGCATATTCAAGCCATACCCCGGATATGTCGGACAATGCCACATCGGGCGTATCGTCATCTGATGAAGAACACCCACTAAGCAATTGCAAAAATATCAATGCAAGTGCAATCCAATAGTTTTTCACTTGCTTTCCCATTGTGCCATCTTGGTTTTGTATGCTTCAATCATGGCATCAAACAATTCTTTGTTGATGTCGGTTGTTTGTTCACCTTTGAGCGATGCCAATTCAAGGGCATCAAATATGGCATCCGGCATGACCGAATAATAAGATGGGTTGCCATAGTATTCATTTACATTGATAGTTATTGTTTCCATACTATTGTTGTTTTGTAAGATTCTCAATTATCACCAAAAGTTTGTCGATGTGTTCTTGTGCCTTAATCAAAGATTGTTCCTTTGATTGGAGCAGGGAAAGAAGTTTTCCGACATCAACGGAATTGTTCTTGATGTTATCACCATTCACGTTTGCTTGTTCCACATCCCCACCAAAGTATTGTTGAGGGCGAAGCATTGCACGCAATAATTCACGTTTGGTTTCGGGTATTGTGCCACCAGCTTCCCAATTTTGCACGGTACGAGTGGTGACACCAAGCCTTTTTGCAAATTCGGGTTGCGTCAAGCCTGATTCAATTCGTATTGCCTTTATATCTAAATCATTCATACTCAACATATTATATAAATGTTAAATTATTTAACTATATTAAAGCCGAAATTTTCAGCGAAAAATTGCGTGTGTTCACGAAATATTGCGTACATTTGCAAGCGTAAACGAATAACACTGCAAAGTTAAATCGAAAATTAACGCAATCAAATAGCAAATTTACGTCATTTTTCGTGAAACGCAAGCAGATATTCAGATGTTTAACATTTATAAACAAGAAAATGAGTAAAGAACAGTTTTCATTCAACAAGGGATGGTCGCAATTAAGACAATGCGATATATCCAAATGCCGCAAGGAACTTATGGCAGCATTCAACGTAACCACAAGGGCGGCATTTTTGCAGAGATTGAAAGGCAATGTCATTCCCAATGTGCTTGAAGCGCATAACGTGGAAACGGTATTTGCCAAGTATGGTATCAAGGATGTTTGGGGTGAATGATTATGGATGCCGTGAAACTTACCAAACGTGAAACCGAAATTGCGGAATTGTTCGCATGGGGCGCAAGCAAGAAAGATGTTGCAAACCGCCTTTTCATTTCGGAAAGAACCGTTGAAAACCATGCCCGGAATATCTATGAGAAAACCGGGTGTGAAAAGGTAAATGAGTTGTCCGCGTGGTGGTTTTGCACGACATTCCACATATCATTTGATTTGTCACCATTAAGGCGCAAGATAATTTCACTTTGCTTGCTTGCCGTGCTGATACCCCAAATGATGAGATTTGACAATGTGGTTATCCGGGTTCGCAACACCCCGTGCGGAGTAAGCCGCATGAGCAGCCGCCGCAAAGCGGATGGATTAACAGATTATGAATTTTAATTTTCGCAACAATGAAAGAATTGAAAGATGCCCTTTTTCTTAAAGGTTTAACGTGGAAACAAAAAGCAATCGTGTGGTGGTTCTGTATCGCCTTGTGCTTGCTTTGTTCAACAGTGGATGCCCCATTGTGGGTGTATCTTATCGAAGTGATTAACGTGGTAATACCGGGATGGAAAATGCAAAGCATTCCCGTTCCTGATTACTTTGAGGAAGAAGATATGTTTGATGATTAAAACATGAAATTATGGTTGGCACAATCACACCCGAAACAAGGATTATTGATTTAACCGTTGGGCAACTGATGGATTTGATTGCCAAGGCACAAGCCCCGGTGGTTGAAAAAAAACCGGAGCAAACGAAACGCCTTGTGTATGGAATTTCCGGGATTGCACAATTGTTCAATTGCAGCATGACAACAGCAAACCGCATCAAGGCATCCGGGCGGATTGATGATGCCATCACCCAACATGGGCGTATCATCGTGGTTGATGCCGACAAAGCATTGCTATTATTCAACAACTCTAAATAATTCGTGACATGAAACGTGTGACATTGAAATCGCTTACCCTTTGCAACTTTAAGGGGGAAAAGCAACGCACAACGGTATTCAATGCCGATGTGACAACCATTTCCGGCGGCAATGGTCTTGGCAAAAGCCGCCATTTTGATGCGTTTATTTGGCTATTGTTCGGCAAGGATGCCAAGGAGCGCAAGGATTATGAAATCAAAACCCGTGTGGGTGGTGAAGAATTACACAAATGCGAGTGCAGCGTTACGGGTGTGATTGATGTGGATGGCATGGAAATCACCTTGAAGCGTTCATTCGTGGAAGATTGGGTGAAACCCCGTGGGCAGGTTGAACAGGTGTATAAGGGCAACCACACGGAATGTTGGTGGAATGAAACACCCGTGAATGTTACCGAGTACGACAAACGTATCAAGGAAATCATGGATTCCAACCTTTTCAAGATGCTTACCAATCCCGCCTTTTTCGTGGGCATGAAGTGGCAATTGCAACGTGAACAATTGTTCCAGCTTGCCGGAGCGGTAACGGATGCCGAGATTGCGACAAGCAAGCCGGAGTTTGCCGCCTTGATGGATAAGATTTCGGGCAAATCACTTGCCGATTTCAAAAAGGAAATTTCGGCACGTAAGAAACGCTTGGTTGAGGAATTGAAAGAAATCAAGCCACGTATTGACCAGACACAAAAGATGATGCCTGAAAGCGAAGATTTTGCCGCCCTTGAAGCAGAATTGGCAAGCATTGACAAGGAGATTGCCGACATTGACAACAGCATTTCCGACATCACCGCCGCCATCCGCAAGCAATATGAGCAAGAGCAGGCAAAACAAAACCGCGTGAACACATTGAAGCATGAAGCCCAAGAAATCATGTTTGCAGCACAAACCAAGGTGCGTGAAGATGCCTTTGCAGCCAATGCAAACCGCCGAGAATTGGAAAACAATATCAAGATGCTTGAAGCGGAGATTGCCGATGTGGTCAAGCAAACCAATAACGCACAAGTGAATATCGCACGAATCCACCGTGGTATTGATACCATCAAATCGGAGCAAGACACGTTGCGCAAATCATGGTTTGCCGAGAATGCAAAGGAGTATTCCGGGGAAACAACTTGCCCCCATTGCGGACAACAATTGCCCGATGATATGGTTGCCAAGGCAAAGGAAATATTCAATAACACCAAGAGTGAAAAGATGAATGCCATAACAACCAAGGGCAAAGAGTTGGGCGAACAAGTGCAAATGATGAATGCAGAGGTTGAAACCATACAAGCATCCATTGAAACACAACGCAAGGAACTTGCCAAGCTGAAAGAAGATTTGGCAAAGAAGCAAGTGGAACTTGAAGCCATCCAGGTTGTCCCGGTTTTGGATATAAAACCCGAATCAATCCCCGAATATATGGCAAAGATGCAAGAGATTGAAAACATCCAATCCACCATCATAACCGACAACAAGGGGATTGACACAACCGAGTTGAAGAAACAAAAGTCAGATTGGCAGTTGAAACGAAACGCCATATCCACACGCATTGCGAAACGTGGTGCAATCGAGCGTTGCCACAAGGAGATTGAAGCCCTTGAAGTGCATGGAAAGGAACTTGCACAGCAGATTGCCGACATCGAAAAAGAAGAATACACGGTTGAGCAATTCACCAAAACCAAGATTGAGGAATGCGAAAAACGTATCAACGCAAAGTTCAAGTTCGTAACATTCCGCTTGTTTGAATACACCTTGGATGGCAACCCGGTTGAAACTTGCATCCCTTTGGTTGATGGTGTACCTTATGGAAGTGCGAACACAGCAGGACAAGTGAATGCCGGATTGGACATCATAAACGCACTATGTGATTTCTATGGCATTTGCGCCCCTATCTTTATTGACAACCGAGAAAGTGTAAATGAAATCATCCCGGTAGCAAGCCAAATTATAAACCTTGTCGTCACCAACGACAACAAATTAACAATACAATGAACGAATTACAAAAAACAAATGGTGGCACGGTTGCCATGCAGCCAGCCACACAAACAGGGTTCAATTTCTTTGACCCCGTGCAGTTTGACACGATGCAACGAGTATGCCAAATGTTTGCATCAAGTGACCTTGTACCTGACACATACAGGGCAGTTATCAAACCCATTCCGGCAGGAGCATCCGAAGCCGTTATGCAAGCGGTTCAAGCGGAGAATGCCGCCGCCCGTTCCAAGGCGGTTGCCAATTGCATGATTGCCGTGGAAGTATCAACACGAATAGGGGCATCCCCTTTGATGGTAATGCAGAATATGGCGGTTATCTATGGACGTCCATCGTGGTCATCAAAGTTCCTGATTGCAACGGTCAATTCTTGTGGGCGTTTTGAGCCTTTGCAATTCAAGTTCACCGACAAGGGGGCATTGGGCATGGTGGATTATACCGATTACGTGTATAACCCAAGCAAGCGTTGCAAGGAAGCCATCAACAAGCAGTTTGATGGCAGAAAGATACACGACATCGAATGTGTGGCATTCACCACCAAGAAAGGTTCGGAAAATGTGTTGGAATCCGCCCCCGTTTCCGTTCGCCTTGCCATACAAGAGGGATGGTACACCAAGAATGGCAGCAAGTGGCAGACAATGACACGCCAAATGCTGATGTACCGTGCGGCATCCATGTGGACAAATGCTTATGCCCCGGAACTTTCAATGGGAATGCGTACCGTGGAGGAACAACAAGACATTTACACCGATTATGAGGATGTAACGGAACAGGTGGAGCGTGAAAAAGCTGAAAATGCTAACCGCAAGCGCATATCACTTGATATGCCGACATCCGGCAATGATGGTGGAGAAAAAACCGTTGTGGACACGGAAACGGGCGAAATTAAGCACGAAAGCGACACGCCAAATGAAACGCCCACGGAAACCGCAAAGGCAGCAGAGAACGAAAATAAAGCCCCAAATCCGGGGTTCTAACAATTAACCCGAAAGGAACATGGAATTGAAGATTTTAGGTTCAAGCAGCAAGGGCAATTGCTATTTGTTGGATAATGGCAAAGAAGCATTGATGATTGAATGTGGTGTTGCGTTCAAGGAAGTGCAAAAGGCAGTGGATTTTGACATCCAACGCATCAAGGCTTGCATAATATCCCATGAACACGGTGACCATTCCAAACACGTGCGTAAATGCCTTGATGCCATGATACCTTGCTATATGTCACAAGGAACGTGCATTGCCCTTGGTTTGGAAGCACAACCGATGGTGAAAGTAATGGATGAGGGTGTTTTATATGTCCTTTCATCGCAATTTGCAGTGCAACCATTCAAGGTTGAACATGATGCCAATGAACCTTTCGGGTTTCTTATCGCAAATCCCGAATGTGGCACGGTGTTGTTTGCAACTGATACTTATTATCTGCAATACACGTTTGATGGGCTTAACAACATCATGCTTGAATGCAACTACCGACAAGACATTTTGGATGCGAATGTGGAAGCCGGATTGTTGCCAGCCAAGTTAAGGGCAAGAACAATGAAAAGCCATTGCAGCTTTGACACGTGCAAGGAAATCTTGCTTGCAAATGATTTGTCCCAAGTCCATAACATCGTATTGATACACCTTTCCGATGGTAATGCCAACGCCAAGGAGTTCAAAGATGGCATACAGGAAGCAACACACAAAACGGTTTCCATTGCCACACCGGGAATGAAAATCAATTTCAATAAATCACCATTTTAATTTTCAGACATGAAAAAGTTTATAATCAAATATGCGGATGGCAGCGAACAAGATTGCATGGTTGCCACGCATAAAACCCGCAAGGAAGCCGGGGAAGAACTGATGGAGTACATCAACAACCACAACGAGGATTTGGATGTGGATGATGATGATTACCTGACACCCTTTGATTTCTTGCTTGAAGAAGTTGAAGTAACAGAGGTGAACGAGATAATCACCGATTTTGAAACGGCACGTGAACGCCTTGGAGGAAAGCCGAACATGGATTTCACCGTTGCCCAAAAGGTGGTATCACGCAATGCGGTAAGGCTTGAAGATGTTGCAAGGCTTGTGCAATCCCTTAATCCAAGCCACATTGAAGCATTGATTGCCTTGAATGAGTTGTTCACAATCGCACAGGCATGGAACAAGGAAGATGGCTTTGTGCCTGATTTCTCGAATAGAAATCAATGGAAGTATTTCCCTTGGTTCATTTACAACAATGATGCTGCGGGCTTCGTCTATGCGCTTACGCATCACACGGCTGCGAATGCGGCTGCGTATGTCGGTTCTCGGCTTTGCTTCAAATCGGAATCGCGAGCCGAACAATTCGGCAAGCAATTCGCCCACCTTTACAACAAGGTTTTGTTACTTAACAAATAAGTGTATCACTATAAAACAAATGAAGTATGAGCAACAAGACTATTGGGAAAGACATTGCAAATCCCATCCAACGTGAACAATTCATCAAGGACAATGCGGATGGCGTGGAAAACAAGGGGTACATGAAAGCATATACCCCGGAGCAGTTGCAAGGACACAAAGAAAAACTTGCCAACGTGTCCATTGAGATTGCAGAGATTGAAGCGGAATTGAAAGAGGTGCAATCCGGATACAAGGGCAGGTTGAAACCCTTGAAAGAAGCCCGTGCCAACATGGTTTCTAACATCAAGGCAAAAGCCGAATATGTGCATGAACCATGTTACCGTTTCACAGACCAAGAAACAAAAACAACGGAGTTCTACAATAAGGAGGGTGATTTGGTGGAGGAACGCCCGGCAACGGCGGATGAAATGCAACCAACCCTTTTTGCAGTTCGTGGTTTCAATCAAGCAGATAAAACAGGTACTAACAATTAAATATCATCATTATGCAGAACGAAAAAATGTTTATCAACCTTGCACCCGGACAAAATGAAATCATTTTGCGAGAGGGAGCAGCCCCCAAAGTGCTTGACCCCAAAGCACCCGTGAAAATCAACATCGAGGGCATTATTACCGCCCCATGTGAGTTCTTGAATAAACGTATCAATGCAGGGCAATTTGAGCAAAAGGATTGCCATATCATCGTAAACCGTGAGGAAATTAAGATTTCCTTGGTTGTGAATGAATCCGATGAATACAAACGTGGCGTTGTTGTCGGCAAACTGCAATATCATCCCAAGTTTATTGAGTTTGGTATCAATACGGGCAAAGTTTGGTCGCCAACTGAACTTGGGTTGTTCGTGAAGATGAACCGTGCCTTTTTTGGCGACAAGGGAACAAACATGGAACTTGTTTCAAAGCTGATGAATTTCACGGCAACCGTGAACCACCAGATTGAACGTGAAGTTCAAGAGAATGGCAACCGCAAGGATAACTTTGCCCAAACGGTCAATTCAAACTTGCCCAAGGTGTTCAACCTTAACATCCCCATTTTCAAAGGCGGCAAGCCTGAATCATTGGAGGTGGAAACCTTTGCAAAGATTGATGGGCGTGAAGTGGCATTCGTGCTTTTGTCACCGGGAGCGCAAGCAACCATTGAAGAATTGAGGGACAAGGCTATTGATGAACAGTTGGAAGCAATCAAACAGATTGCCCCGGAGATAGCAATCATTGAAGTATAAACACAATCCCACCGTTCCCATGAAAACCATGTGGAGCGGTGGGGCAAACAATCGCAACAATGAATAAAGAATTGAAAGCCAAATTGGATGCCCTTGTTGAAAGGTTCAACACCCCGGCATTCATTGAAAATGACCCCGTGAAGTTTCCCCGGATGTTCACGGAGCGGCAAGATATTGAGGTTGCCGCATTCCTTTGTGCGTTGATAGCATGGGGCAACCGAAAGCAGATATTGAACGGATGCCAAAAGATGCTATTTGATATAATGGAGGGGCAACCGTATGATTTTGTGATGGGTGATGGTTGGCGAACGATTGACCCCGAAATCAACATCCACCGTACATTCTTTGGCAGGGATTTGCAATATATGTGCAAGGGCTTGCAATGGGCGTTCAACGTATCAAATGAATGGGATTCCTTGGAATTTGCATTTGCAGGGCAACCCGATATGTGGAAAGGCATCGAAACCTTGCGAAGTTTGTTTATCCATGCAAATGATGGCAAGCCATCCAAGCATCTTTCAAATCCGGCAATCAACAGACACAAGGGCGGTTCGGCTTGCAAGCGGTTCAACCTTATGTTGCGTTGGTTGGTTCGTGCTGATGGCATTGTGGATATAGGCATTTGGCATGATGTCAAGCCATCATCTTTGTTCATCCCCTTGGATGTCCATGTTGGCAGAATCGGGCGTGAACTTGGCTTGCTTACAAGAAAGCAGGATGACAGGTTGGCGGTTGAGGAATTGACCGACAAGTTGCGTGATTTCGACATCCAAGACCCTTGCAAGTATGATTTTGCATTATTCGGATATGGTGAATCATTAAAGCACAAGCAGCCATGAAAGAAACATTCTATTTCCAGCACGATTATAATGCCCGGAATGACCCTAAATTGCAAGATGTTTTGATTGACCTTGGCGTTGAGGGCATCGGCGTGTTTTGGTGCATCATTGAACAACTATATGAGCAAGGCGGCACATTGCCGATACGTTCTTGCAAAAGCATTGCATTTGCATTGCACGTGGATTGCAACGTGGTTGAAAGGCTTGTGCATGATTATGGATTGTTCAAAAATGATGGTGAAAAAATGTGGTCGGAAAGCGTTTTGAACCGTTTGAACCGCCGCAAGGATATTTCCGACAAACGGAAGTTGGCAGCATTGGCACGATGGCGGCAAAACCTTGAAAATCAAAGCCAAGCATCCATCCAATCAACAGATAATCCGATTGTCAATAATGCTAATGAAATGCAAGTGCATACCGCAAGCAATGCAAGTGCAGGACATAAAGAAAAGGAAATAAAAGAAAAGAATAACATAAAAGAAAGTATTAAAGAAAAGCACGAAACCGCCAAGCGGTTTGTGCCGCCCACCCTTGAAGAAGTCAAGGCAAGAATTAAGGAAATGAATTACACGTTTGATGCGGAAGCATTCATTGCCTTTTACCAATCAAAAAATTGGATGGTCGGAAAGAACAAAATGAAAGATTGGAAAGCCGCAATGGTTACATGGCAAAAACGTGAATATGAGTTCCCGAAAAGAAAAAATCAAGGTTCAACTAAAAAAGCAAACGAAGAATGGTAACACAGAACAACGACAATAAGAAAGTGGCAATGCCATCAATCGCACAGGTATTGACAGCAATTGAACGCCGTGGGATGTTCACCGGGTTCAAGCGATATCAATACACGCAATATGATGTGGTGGAAGCCTTGAAGATTGTGGAAGCAATCGGCAAAAGCCGCAATCCGGCGTTTGTGATTGATGATGAAAACCACTTTGCCTATGAGAATTTTATCAAGTGGGCGCATGGGGATGGTACGATGAAGTGCATTGACCCGATTTCACGGCAAATTGTTCCGGGCAGGTTGAACCGTGGCATCTACATTGCGGGCAACACGGGTTCGGGCAAATCATGGTGTTTGGAAATCATGCACGCATATTGTGCGGCATGGAATTTCAAGGTTCTTTGGGGTGATGATACAGAACCACGCCCCCTTTGGTGGCGCACGGTAAGGGCTGATGCCTTGTGTGATGTGTGGGCGGAGAAAGGCAGCATCATTGAATATAAGAAACAAGCCATGTTGGGCATCCAAGACCTCGGAAATGAACCCCAAGAATCCTTGTACATGGGCAACCGCCTTGATGTGGTGCGTAACCTAATTGAGTTCCGTGGGGACAAGCAGGATGAAATGACATTCATAACATCCAACTTGCGCATCAATGGTGATATTCTGATTGGTAGGTACGGCGATAGGGTGGCAAGTCGCCTTGTTGAAATGTGCAACTATTTTGAGATAAAAGGCAAAGACCGCCGCAAATTATAAACACTAACTAAAATTTGATATATGAACGACATTATTCAAGCCGAAGTTGTCTATAAGACAAACAGAGGAACGCCCGTAACTGATTCGGTTAAGGTTGCAAGGGTGTTTGAGAAACAACACAAGAATGTTATGAAATCCATTCGTAACATCTTGGGGTCGGCTCAAAATTTAGCCAACCAAAATTGGTTTTATGAAACAACGTACACGGATGCCCAAGGCAAGCGGCAACCCATGTTCCTGATGAACCGTGATGGATTTTCTTTACTCACAATGTCATTGACCGGGGAAAAGGCAATGGCATTCAAGGTGGCATTCATTGAACAGTTCAACCGCATGGAGCAAGCAATCAAGGAACTTGCCCCAGCAACCCCGGCAATACCACAAACATTTGCCCAAGCGTTGCGATTGGCGGCAGAGCAAGCGGAAACAATCGAAGCCCAGCAAAAGCAGCTTGAAGCCCAAGCCCCCAAGGTGGCATTTGCAACCGCAATCATCAATTCACCATCATCATGTGGTATTGATGAACTTGCCAAGTTGTTGAAGCAAAATGGCATTGATATGGGCGAAATCCGCCTTTTCCAATGGCTGCGCGATAAAGGCTATTTGTGCAACATGGGAACGGCAAGAAACCAACCGACACAAAAAGCCCTTGACATGGGGTTGTTTGAGTTGAAGCCGCAAACGTGGACAAATCCCAAAACCGATGAAGTGATGACAACAACACGCACGATGGTAACGGGAAAGGGCAAGGAGTATTTCATCAACAAGTTCTTGTTCAAGCAGCAGAAAGGGCAAACACTATGAGGATATATATTTCGGGCAAGATAAGCGGTTTACCATTGGATGATGTCAAGGTAAGATTCGCCGATGCAAAAGCATTCCTTGATGAAATCGGTTTTGAAGCCATGAACCCTTTGGAAAAGGGATTGCCGGATGATGCACCTTGGGAAAAACACATGGTTAAGGACATTGAATTGCTTTTGTCATGTGATGCCATCTATATGATGGATAATTGGATGGATTCAACAGGTGCAGGAATAGAATATGACATTGCCATGCGCACGGGTAAGGATATTTGGTTTGAAAGCAACATTGTTCGTGACAATGCAAAGGTGATGCGTATTCAGAACGCAATCCACGAAGTAACCGGGTTAAAGTTTTCGGATTACATTACCAAGAGCCGCAAGCGTGATGGGTTTTATGCACGCATGATTTTCGTTTACCATTGCCGGGCGATGAAAATGAAGCTGACAAAGATTGCCAAATATGTGCATCGTGACCATTCATCCATGTTGCATCTATTGCGGAAGTATGAAGATGATTTCCGTTTCAATGTGCAATTCAGAGAGTTGGCAACGAGAGTAAATAATATATTAAATACATCTACAAAATGAAATTATTATTCTTTGATTTGGAAACAACCGGGACAAACCCCGGAAAGCACGGAATCCACCAAATATCCGGGCAAATAGTGATTGATGGCATCGTGAAAGAATCCTTTGATTTCCATGTGCAACCAAACCCCAAGGCAATCATTGAGGATGAAGCGTTGGCGGTTGCAGGTGTCACCCGTGAACAAATCGCCCAATATCCACCGATGGCAACAGTGTATGCCCAATTTGTCGCAATGCTCGGCAAGTATGTGGACAAGTTCAACAAAAAGGACAAGTTCTTTTTGGTCGGATACAATAATGCCGCCTTTGATAACCAGTTCTTGCGTGGCTTTTTCTTGCAGAATGCCGACAAATACTTTGGTTCGTGGTTTTGGGCAAATACTTTGGATGTAATGGTGCTTGCAACGAATTATCTTTTGGACATTCGCCCAGACATGGAGAATTTCAAGTTATCCACGGTCGCCGCAACCCTTGGTGTTCAGGTGGATGGTGATTCATTGCATAATGCGTTATATGACATTGAACTAACAAAGGCGGTGTTTGACATCGTGGCAAAGAGAGTATGAACGCACACAAATTTGATTACCGATGGAAATTGGCGGATGCCAACTTTACCAAAGACAAAGGCAAGGTGTTTTCTTGCTTTGCTTGTGGGGGGGGCAGTTCGATGGGTTACAAACTTGCGGGCTTTGATGTTATCGGATGCAATGAGATAGACCACCGCATGATGTACACGTATTGCCAAAACAATAATCCACGTTTCCCATTCCTTGAACCAATCCAAACATTCAAGGAAAGGCAGGATTTGCCCCCGGAGTTGTTCAACCTTGACATCCTCGATGGTTCGCCCCCTTGTTCCACATTCAGCATGGCAGGAAGCCGGGAAGATGCTTGGGGGAAGTTGAAGCATTTTCGTGAGGGACAAGCCGAACAGGTGCTTGATTCGTTGTTCTTTGATTTTATTGACCTTGCCAAGAAGTTGCAACCCAAAGTGGTTGTTGCTGAAAACGTGAAAGGGCTTGTGTTAGGCAACGCCAAGGATTATGTAAGGCGTATTTACCAAGGCTTTGAGGATGCCGGGTATTACGTTAAGCATTTCTTGCTTGATGCACAACAAATGGGTGTTCCCCAAAGGCGTGAACGTGTCTTTTTCCTTTGCTTGCGTAAGGACATCGCATCCCCGGTGTTGGTGCAAGATGGATTGTTTGACATGACACCACGCATTGAAATGGAGTTCAACGAAAAGCCTATATTGTTCCGTGAAGTGGCGGATTATTCAGGTGATGAAGTCAATTCCAAGGTGGTGCGTACATTGTGGGAAAACCGACAATATGGAGATACCAACCAAGCTGATGCCAATTTCCGCTTGTATGGCAAAGGTTCAAACTTTAATCAAGCGTATGTGTACACCGATAAGATATGCCCCACCCTTGCAAGCAAGAAAACGTGTTTGATACATTTTGATAAGCCGTTGTATCTTGGGCAAAGCGAAGTGTGTTGCATTTCATCATTCCCACAGGATTACAACTTTTCAGGGCAACAACCGCATTATGTGTGTGGTATGAGTGTTCCACCCGTTATGATGGCACAAGTGGCAAGCCGCATTTATGATTATTGGTTATCAAAAATTTAGCGATAAGTGTATTACTATAAAACAAAATGATTAACAATGAAGCAAGTAGAATTATTCAATGACCATTTCCAAAACTTTAAGGTTTATGGAATACCAAAGGCACAATTGATAATTGCAGACCCGCCCTATAATTTGGGCGTGAACGCATACGCATCCAACCCATCATGGTACGTTGGAGGTGATAACAAGAATGGCGAATCCGACAAGGCAGGAAAGGAATTTTTCGACACGGACAAGGATTTTCGCCCGGCTGAATTTATGCACTTTTGTTCACAAATGCTTGTGAAAGAACCCAAGGAATCCGGGAAATCACCTTGCATGATTGTGTTTTGCGAGTTTGAGCAACAATTCAAATACATTGAACTTGGAAAACGGTATGGGTTCAACCATTACATCAATCTTGTATTCCGCAAGAACTTTTCGGCACAAGTCCTTAAAGCGAACATGAAGATTGTGGGAAATTGTGAATATGGCGTTTTGCTTTATCGGGACAAGTTACCCAAGTTCAACAATGATGCAGTTGGGGGGGGTATGGTGTTCAATTGCATAGATTGGATGCGTGACAATAGAACCCCGAAGATACACCCGACACAAAAGCCCGTGCCGTTGCTTGAATATCTGATAAGGATTTTCACAGACCCCGGCGATGTGGTCATTGACCCATGTGCCGGGAGTGGTTCAACGCTATTTGCCGCAATGGAACTTGGGCGGCGTGCGTATGGATTTGAAATCAAGAAAGAGTTTTTCAAGGCGGCAAACGAAAAGGTTTTGTCCCAACCAATTCAACCAAGTTTATTCTAAAACAAAAACATTCGCAACAATGAAAGATTTGATTTTTGATGTCATGTTGAATGGGCGGTTTGTATGCACCATGAAATACAGATATTGCCCTTTATTCCCAATTACCCCGGAGGAAATAGCAAAGTTCGTGGAGGAGAAACGCCCATCCTTAAAGGGCAAGAACTATAATATTGCATTCTGATATGAAAGCGACAACGGAACGCATATTTGCCAATGACATACAAATGATGTTATGGCAAGAAAAGAATTGTTGCAGATGCACGAAAGCCATTAACACATCCAAAGCAACGGTTTACAAGTGTGCCTTGCAACGTGATATGGAATGCCAGCAAAAGGGGCTTTGGCAGATAAACGAAAGAAGCGTGAAATTGGTTAAGGGGGTTGATGTTTGCCCCCTTATGAAGCCAAAGGAAACAATCACGGCTTGCGTTGATGCCCCGGTTATTGATGCCCATGAGTTCGCCAAGGGCAAGCCTATTGAGCAGCCGAAACAGGAAGAAGCCCCGAAAAAGGAAGTGGCACAAACCTTTTCGGAAGCTGAAATAAAGGCGGCAGAGAAAAGAATGTTTGATGCCATTTGGAAAAATGAGATTGCCCCGAATGTTGGCAATGCAATCAAGAATGTGCAAGCCCCTATGAGTGAAGCCAGATTCAAGGAACTTGCCCGCAGGGATGCCCAAACCATGCTTGACACGTTCACATGGGAAGAAAACATGATGATTGCCTTTGTACCGCTTATCATTTCAAAGGTCGCATGGGTATATGCTGAAAAGGCTTTGAAGTATTGTGCGGACAATCGGATTTCAGAGTTCAAGAAGTTGGGGCGTTCAATCAAGGAGTTGCGGCAAAAATATCTTGATGTGTTACGCCTTGACCTTGATTTTACGCACATCCACCGTATTGAATCACAAACCTTGCAATTCATGGATGAATGCAATTATCACTTGACCATTCTTTGGTATCAAGTAAACCAATACATCAAGAGCCACGCCCCCGAAATGCCACATGATATAATGCGGACAGATGCAGCCATTGCCGTGCTGATGGTGCGATACTTGAAAGCACACAACAAGCGCATGGATGCCGTTATTGCCGCCAAGATGGGGAGAAGCCAATCAATCGACAATCCCCAAATGATAGCCCTTGAAAAGTTGATGATGCAGTATTTCCCGGCAGATTTCAAGTTGGAAACCAATGCCAACCTTGATTTGTGCGGTAAGATATTCGCCAATAACCTTTCCAAGATAGAATTTGAAGTAACAAACGATTAAATACCGGGTATATGTATAACAAAAAAAGAAGATTTCACAAAATGAATTACAATGATTTAGCAACCAAAGCCCATGAAAATGCCGTAAAACACGGATTTTGGGAACGTAAATTGAGCAATGAACATTGCTTGTGCCTTGTTCTCACGGAAGTATGCGAAGCCGTGGAAGCAGACAGAAAGGGCAATCACGCCGATTATGATGGATATGCCAAGATGCCGAACAAGCAAATCGGGTTTGAAAAGTTCATCAAAAGCAGTGTTGAAGATGAATTAGCAGATGTTGCCATCCGCCTTGCAGACCTTGCCGGAGCGTTGGGCGTTGATTTCACCAAGATGCAGCCTTGCCGATATTACCGGGCTTTCGGCAAGTTTTCATTCACGGAAAATGCCTTTGCCTTGTGCAAGGGATTATCCAAGGATGCAATCGGTATTGAAAAGCGTATTCAATTCGGACTTGATTACGTTTTCAATTGGGCGCATTACAATGGCATTGACCTTGCCGCCTACATTGAAGCGAAGATGCGTTATAACATCATGCGCCCAATCCGGCATGGCAAAAAGTATTAACCAAATGCAATGCAATTGCATAACAAAAGCAAAGCAACATGAAACGTGTTAAGATTAACGATGATGGCTTTGTGTGGCACGTGCGCACAGAAGCGGAAGCGAAACAATTATTCGGCGAACAAACATTGTATGCCTTGTATGATGATGACACCGAAGCAGAGATTGAGAATGAAGAAGAACTTGAAGCGATGTTCCGCCGTGGAATTTACGTTGGAACGGAAGTTGGGTTCATAGATGATAACTTAAATAAAAGATAATCATGTTACAAATTGAAGTAATTGGCAACATCGGCACGGATGCCGAAATCAAAGAGTTTAGCGGTAAGAAGTATGTGGCATTCAACGTGGCACATTCTGAAAGGCGAAAGGATGCCAACGGCACAACCATAGAATCAACAACATGGGTGTCCGTCCTTTGGTATGGTGATGGCGGTGGATTGACCGCTTATCTGAAAAAAGGTTGCAAGGTGTTTGTTCGTGGGCGTATGTCCTTGAAGCAATACCAAGACAAGAACAACCATTGGCAAGTGGCGGTGAATTGCAATGCAAGTGAAGTGCAGCTTTGCGGCATCAAGGGGGATGACAACGCCCAGCAGCAAGCGGCAACTAACCAACAGCAACAACAATCAAGCAATGGTGATGATGGTTTACCGTTCTAACAGATACGACAATATCATTGCTATTGACCCCGACAAGGAAAAGTCCGGGGTGGCATACCTGAAACCATCAACACGGCAATTGGAGGTGTCAAACCTTGCATTCCCATTGTTGCTTGATTACTTGCAGCACGCAAAGAGCAAGAGCGGAGAAACGCAAGAATCCTTGATTGTCGTTGTTGAAGCCGGATGGATGAACGCCAAATCATGTTTCCATGAAGCCCAAGGAAAGCAAGCCGAAAAGATTGCAAAGGATGTGGGTGCAAACCATGAAACAGGGCGTAAAATCATCGAAATGTGCGAGCATTATGGCATTGAGGTTTTGCCACACATCCCATTGGTGAAGTGTTGGAAAGGCAAAGACCGCAAGATTACCCATGAGGAATTGGCATCATTCACGGGTATCATGGGCAGGACAAACCAAGATGCAAGGGATGCCGCATTGCTTGCGTGGACATTTGCAGGGTTGCCCATCCGCATCAAGGCAGGTGGATAACTTTTGTATATCTTTCGTGTGTCAAGGGGTGTGTTATTGTAATACACCCCTTAACTTTGCAATGCAATTGCATTTAATCAAGTTTGAAAAATATGAAACCAATTGATTTTCCGCAATCCACAAAGGTATTGCAACGCCCCGGCACGATGTCGGAAAGTGAATGCCAATCATTGCCCGTGTGGAATGATGGCAAACAATGTGTTTCTTGTTGGAAACCCACCATCAAGGAACGCATCAAAATTTTGTTGGGTGGTAATGTGTGGTTGGGCGTATTGTCCGGCAAGACACAACCGCCCGTGTTCGTAACAGGTGAAAGGGTGTTTGAAAAAGCCCCCATAAAAGCCCAAATCAAGGCGTTTTTGCTTGAAGTGGGTGAAAGTATTGCAGAGATAGGCAAAAGCCTTGCAGAAGCCACGAAACAGCCCGACAAACGCAAACATTGCCTTGTCGGTGCTTTAATAGGTTTGTTTTTCGGTTGTCTTTTGGGATGGCAATGGGGTTTTACCATCGGTTGCCTTGCCGGGGCAATCAAGGAATGGTGGGATGGCAAAGGACATGGCACGGTTGAACTTATAGATTTCGTTTGCACTTTAATAGGTGCTTTATGTGGTGCAACGCTTTCCATCGGCATCATGCGTTTGTTTCATTTAATCATGTAGGATATGGCAAGGATAATTGAAACGAGTATTGAAAGCCTTGTTCCTGACAACAAGAATTTCAACAAAGGCACGGAGTATGGCGATAGGCTGATGGATGAATCCTTGCGGCGTTTCGGATTGGGGCGTTCCATTTTGATTGACAAAAACAACCGTATCATTGCGGGCAACAAAACGGCAGAGAAAGCCGCCGACATAGGATTTACGGATGTGTTGGTGGTTGAAGTGGATGGCAACCAGCTTGTGGCGGTTAAGAGAAAGGATATTGACCTTGACACATCAAAGGGGCGTGAACTTGCCCTTGCCGATAATGCCACGGGCAAAGCAAACCTTTCATGGGATGAAAAGATGATTGCGGAAATGGCAACCAAATTTGATTTCAACCCGGATGATTGGGGTGTGGATGTGTCAATGGAAGAACCCGACAACGAGGAAGAGGAACAAACCAAAAAGGAGATTTCCACAAGGTTGATTGTTGAGTGTGGGGATGTGTCCCAATTATCCATGCTTTTAAGCGAGTTGCAAGACCGTGGCTTTAAGTGTGAGTTGAAAGAATGATGCACAAATTGCATAAAATCAACGTAAAAAAGGAGATTTTCAAATGGCAAAGTTCAGTAAGAAAACAACGGAAAAGATTGTTGGGCTTATCAAGTCCGACACATACACCATTGCCGAAATTTGCCGCCAAGTGGGTATTGCCCCACGCACATATCATTCATGGATTGAGGACAACCCCGAATTTGCCAAGGCGGTTGAAGACGCCAAGGCGGAACGGATGCAAATGTTCGTCATTGAAGCCAAGAAATCCTTGTTGAAGAAGATACAAGGGTATGAGGTAACGGAAACGGCAGTAACAACCATCCCGGACAAGAACGGCAAACCCACCATCAAGGAGCAAAAGACAACCAAGAAGCATATCCAAGCGGACACGGCGGCAATCATCTTTACCCTTACCAATGGCGACCCCGAACATTGGAGGAACAGGCAGACAACGGAAGTAACGGGCAAGGATGGCAAGGATTTGTTTGCATCCAAGACAGATGAAGAACTTGCAAAGGACATTGAGGAACTGACAAGGAAATTACAATAATGGCAGCAACAAAGGCAAGCAGAGCGGACAAGATAGCCTTAATCAAGGCAATGCAAGAACGGCTTAATCGTGAAAGTCGTTCTAACTTGTTGCGTTTCACCCTTGCCACGATGCCGACATTTCGCCCGGCAGATTTCCACCGCCGATATTATGATTGTCTTACCAAGTTCGCCAAGGGTGACATCAAGAAACTTATGGTGTTCATGCCGCCCCAACATGGTAAGTCCGAGGGTTCAACAAGGCGATTGCCCGCATTCCTTTTGGGGCAAGACCCCGAAAAGCGATTGGCGATTGTGTCCTACAATGCACCCAAGGCACGCAAGTTCAACCGAGAAATCCAACGTATCATCGACACCCCGGAATACCATGCCATTTTCCCCGAAACGTGCTTGAATGCGTCCAATGTGACAACCATTGCAGGTTCATGGTTGAGGAATGCCGATGAGTGCGAAATCGTGGGGCATCACGGTGGCTTCAAAACCGTTGGTGTGGGTGGTGCATTGACAGGTGAACCCGTGGACATCCTGATTATGGATGATATATACAAGGATGCAAAAACGGCATGGTCGCCAATCGTGCGTGAAAGTGTGTCCGATTGGTACGATACGGTTGCCGAAACACGTTTGCACAATGATTCGCAACAATTGATTGTCTTTACACGTTGGCACGAAGATGATTTGGCAGGTACATTATTACGCCAACAAGGAGTGTTTGATGCCGAGAGCAACCCCGATGGATGGGTTGTTGTCATATACCAAGCAATCAAGGAGGGCAAGCCAACCAAGTATGACCCACGAAACGAGGGTGAACCCCTTTGGGCAGAACGGCACAACCTTGCCAAGCTGCAAGCCATACGAAAGAGAAATCCGCAAGTGTTTGATTCGCTTTACCAGCAAGACCCCCAACCACGTGCGGGTTTGATGTACGAAGCCGGATTTGTGGAATACATGGTTCGCCCGGCAACGCAATACGTGAAAAGGCGTTGTTATGTGGACACCGCAGACACCGGGGCGGATTACTTGTGTGCCATCATCTATGATGAAACCGAAATCGGTAACTATATTGTGGATGTGCTTTACACCACACGCCCGGTTGAATATACAGAACCCACACTTGCCAAGATGCTTTGCAAGCATGGTGTTGCGGATTGCATAGTTGAAGCGAATAATGGCGGGCGGTTGTTCAAGAACAACGTGGAAAAGCAATGCAGGTTGATGGGCAATGGCAAAACCAAGTTCACATCCTTTGCACAGCACGAAAACAAGGACACACGCATTTATTCGCATTCCGCAATGGTTCAGAACCTCACATTCATGCCCCAAGGGTGGAAACATCTTTTCCCGGAGTTCGCCAAGGCGATATGTGGTTATCTGAAAGCCGGGCAGAATGAACATGATGATGCCCCCGATGCCTTGACCGGGACAATCGAAAAGCGCAAAGGCGGCAAGCGCACAAATGTTGCCGCATTATTTGGTGTATCTTAAATTTTTGAGTTTATGACAATAGAAGAAATTTTCAAGCAAGCGACGGCAAATGATGTGATTTCCGAATTGAAGTCATGCCGTTTCATCCCACAACCCGATGTGGAGAGTGCGGAAAAGGCGTTGAACCCCGTTAACCATGACATCAATAATGTTATCTTGCGCCCTGATAAGCGTGTGCAAGTCAATGATGACAATAACGCGGATTCAGCCCAAAAGGTGATTACCACCGATGGGGGAAGCACGAATTATAAAACGGTCAAGGTCGCACGTGTCGCCCTTGCACTGCAAAGGCTTATCATCAAACGTGCCGTGTCATTTTGCTTTGGTAATGAACCATTGTACAACGCAACGCCCATGAATGACAACGAAACCATGATTGCAGATGCCTTGAAACGCATTTTGCATGATGTCAAGTCAAAGTCTTTGAACCGCAAGATTGGGCGTTCCATCTTTGGTTACAAGGAATGTGCGGAGTATTGGTTTGTTGTCGAAAAGCCAAATGCCAAGTATGGCTTTGAAAGCAAGTATAAGATGCGTTGTGCTTTGTTTTCGCCCGCTTTTGGCGATACGCTTTATCCATACTTTGATGAAACCGGGGACATGGTGGCATTTTCTCGTTCCTTTTCCCGTACCATCAATGATGTTGCGGTTGATTACTTTGAAACATTCACGGACAAGGAACATTGGCTTTGGGTGAATGGGGCAAATGGATATGAAGCCGCCCCCGGTTATCCCAAACCCGTTGCCATTGGCAAAATACCCGTCATTTATGGGCATCAACCCATGTTTGAAACGGAAGATGTGGACAAGCTGATTGACAGATTGGAAACCTTGCTTTCCAACTTTGCCGACACCAACGATTACCATGCAAGCCCCAAGATTTTCACAACCGGGCAAATCAACGGTTGGGCGCAGAAAGGCGAAAGCGGTGCAGTTATCGAGGGCGAAGATGGAGCAACCATGCAATACGTTTCATGGCAGCAAGCCCCCGAAGCGGTCAAGTTGGAGATTGAAACCTTGCTTAAACTGATTTACACCATTACCCAGACCCCCGACATTTCATTTGATGCGGTTAAGGGATTGGGGGCAATATCGGGTGTTGCTTTGAAGTTGCTTTTCATGGATGCACATCTTAAAGTCCAAGATAAGTGTGAAATCTTTGATGATTACTTGCAACGCCGTATAAACGTGCTTTTGGCATACATTGGCATGATGAATGATGCTTTGTCCAAGGATTGTGAAACCATCATCATTGAACCCGAAATCGTGCCTTACATGATTACATCCGATATTGATGATTTGAACTATTGGATGACAGCCAACGGCAATAAACCCGTTGTTTCGCAAGAAGAATCAATTGTTGGCGTTGGCATTTCCAAAAACCCCGAATTGACAATGAAGAAGTTGGATGAGCAATCACAACGTGATAATTCATTCATCATTGGTGAACCTCAATTGGAGGGTGATGCGTAATGGCAAGGATTAAAAGAACCCCGGCAGCGGAGCAACAGGCACAAAAGCCCAAGTTCCATTGCCGGGATTGTGCCAATTCATACGATTGGCATTCAAAGGCACTTGATGGGCATTTGATTTTGTGCCGTTGCAAGTATGATGCAAAGTCAGAATATGGCAAGTGGTGCAAGTTCCTGAATGATGCCCAATGTGAGAATTTTAAGATGAGAAAGTAAGATGGCAAAGCGGCAAAAGACAACAAGATTTTCAATCCAATCATACGATTTGGCACATTACCGCACAACCGAAGCGTATGCCCAAGCCGTGCAAGCCTTGTATGACAAGGCAACAACGGCGGTGTCAAGGGCGGCAGCACGTGGCAAGATAGACCCCGACAAGCCCTTTTCGTTTGATATGTACCCATCCGTGCAAAAGGAAATGCAGAGGATAACGGAACAACTTGCATCCAATATGCAAACCGTCATTGAAACAGGTTCACGCAAGCAATGGTTGTTTGCGTGCCAAAAGAATGATGGCTTTTTGGCATCCATCATGGACACATCCAAGTTGTCCAAGGGGCAGTTGAAGAAAATGCAAGACCAAAACTTGGATGCCTTGGCAGCGTTCCAAGGGCGAAAGGTGGATGGCATGGATTTATCACAAAGGATTTGGAAATACGTTGGGCAATACCGTGAGCAATTGGAATCCGCCCTTGATGTAGGTTTGGGAGAGGGGCGAAGCGCGGATGAACTTTCAAGGGATGTGCGGCAAAACTTGCTTGACCCCAACCGCCTTTTCCGCCGTGTCCGTGATAAACGTGGAAACCTTGTGTTGTCAAAGGCTGCAAGGGCTTTCCATCCGGGGCGTGGCGTTTATAGGTCAAGTTACAAGAATGCAATGCGCCTTACCCGGTCGGAAATCAATATGGCTTATCGTGAAAGTGATTGGCAGCGTTGGCAATCATTAGATTTTGTAGTTGGCTTTGAAATCCATAGAAGCAACCACGAACCGTTGTGTGAATGCGAGATTTGCGAAAAGTTGGTTGGCAGATACCCAAAAACTTTCAAGTTCAAGGGGTGGCATCCTCAATGTATGTGTTACGCAACCCCTATATTGATGGATGAAGAAACCTTTGATGAAAATGAGTTGGGCGACCTCAAAGCAGCATTGAAAGGCACGACATACAAGCCCTTGCAAGCCAAGAATGCCGTTTCCGATGTGCCGGATGGGTTCAAAGATTGGGTCAAAGCACACGTTGAAGCACAAAAAGGGTGGTCATCAACACCGTATTTTATCAAGGATAACTTTGTGGATGGGCAACTTGGCAAGGGTTTGAAGATTGCATTACCAACAACAGAAAAGCAAGTTGATGTCCTTGCACCATATACGACACAAATTGCACAAGCAAGGCAGATGGCAAGCAAATGGGGCTTGAATTTACAGCTTTCAATGTTAGACAAATGCATTACCGAAAAAGATATTGCAAGCATACAAAGCAGAATTGCAACCATCCAATCCAAGGCATTGCAGATGGAACAAGCTGATGCCGACATTCGGCAAAAGTGTAAGGAATGGGGTTTGTCCACATATATCCTTGATGAAGCAATGCGAATACCCGATTCCAAGAACATTTTGGCACAAATGGCAGAATTGGAAACCCGTGCTTTCAATGCTGAAAGAGAGTACAAAACATTTATTTCCGATGCCAACAATGCCATTATTGAAGCCCGGAAACACAAGGGAATTGACATTTCGGGATTGCTTGCAGACATTGCCACAATAACAAGTGATAAGCGTGAATGGATAATGGGCAAAGCATCCTACAAGAAAGCATTACAAGAACTTTTGGATAAAATCAAAGTCCTTGCCCCAAGTAAAAACGATGCAGATATTACGCCCCCGGCGGATATTGAAGAAGATTTGAATGTTGGTAATGTTACCATCATGCAACCCAATAAAGTGTCCGTTACTTATGTTGCGGATGATAAGAAATTGTCTTTTGAAGAACGAGCAAAAAACATTGTTGATGGTTTAAGTGCTTTATTTGGAACTGACGAAAACACGCCAGCGGGATATAAAGCATGGTGGGATGCAATTAAAGTTAGTTACGGATATTTGAAAGGTACAAATCAACCATTATCCCTTGATAGAACAGTGGTAACGCCATTTGGCAAATCGGCGAAAGATGGTCTTTTAGACCAATTGAATGCCATCAATCATTGGGCTGAATTATCAACGGCAAGGAATTTATCGGCAATACCGATGAAGTGGCGAACTTTGTTCAATGGATATGTACAAAAGATTGAATCAATGGATATTGGGCAAGTTGGTTACACTACGGTTTACCGGGAAATCGAAGCGGCATATAACATCTATAAGTTATCAACATCACCAATGGCGGTTAAATATGGCTTGGGTAAAATATCACCTAAAATGCCATACCAATTGTTTGAAGAATTGCAAAAGAAGTTGAAGATTGACATTACAAAGACAATGCCATTAAAAGGATTCTTTGAATCACTTGAAGAATTTGTTCCGCTTTCAACGGTTGGTGCAAAGGGTGATACTTGCTATTTCTCACCTACATTCAACCATGTGCGTATTCCTATCAATCTAACTAAAACTGCAACAAGATTAAAAGAATCCGAAGTTTATAGGACAAAGATTTTGTATCACGAATTTGGACACGCACGGGATTATTTGGCAACTGGTACATGGAGAAAAAGCAGCGCATGGAAAGACTTGTTCAAAAAATTCCAAGATGCAGTTAATAAAGATGGTGGAAAGGCACTTGAAGCAGCTTTAAGAGCAAAGGCAACATCTTTGGGTGGAATGGCAAAAATGACAAGTAATGATGTGGAGCAATTGGGCGCATACGCCGATACATTGCAATCGCTTGTAAGTGGACATCGTTATGTTTGGAATTTCGGGCATAGCGTTTCATATTGGAAAGGTGATAAATTATTGGCTGAATTTATCGCACACGCATCGGAAAACTATTGGGGTGGCAACAACTTATTCAAAGAGTTATATCCCGAATTGTACCGTGAGATGTGCAAATTGATTAAGTCAATGTGTAAATAAGAAAAAGGGGCATTCAAGCCCCTTTCCTTATTCAATCCATAATTTCAAATATGAATCTTGTGCATTTGTTTCATCACAACTTTCACCATCAATGAAAGTGCAATGAAGTGTTTTATTTTCTTTCAATGCTTGTTTGGCAAGTTTTATTGTTTGGTTCTTGTCGGCTTTGATGCCCCAAATCCCATTCAATGCCAATAGCAATGATTCTTTCATTTCATCATTGTTGCCGTTCATTATATGGTCAATGATTTGCTTATCTGTCAAATTATCAACTTTCATCATTCTTTGTTTTTAGGATTCTTTCTATTTGTCTTTTTACGGTATATTATTCCACGGCGGATGATAACCTTATTGTTGCGGTATGGTTTTGTTTCCGTGATACCATAATTCCACAACCGGGAAGCAGACACACCAAGTTGGGATGGTGTGAAGTGGTCAAAGATGGCGGCTATTGAACCGAAATAATGGTTGTCATCATCGCCAAAGGAAACGTGGTATATTGTCGTTCCATTCATTGTTTTGCTATTGTTGTTATTGTAAAATCAAACCATTCTTTGGGCGAATTGGAAGCAGCCTTTTTCACCTTGCGATAAAAAGCCTTATCCAGCTTGCGAAGTCTTGCCAACGCATCATGTGGTTGCCAATGGAAATCCGGCATCACGGGATTGTTGGCGGCATATATTCCCCCTTGGTTGGGTTCATAATGCCCGAAAGCCACAATGATGCCATCCTTGATTGCAACCATTTCCCGGATTTGCTTTTTGCCCCGATGGTGCATCACAAGCCGTTGGCATCCGTTGTAATAATCCACAATCTTGCGTTGTTGTTCCATTGCTTGCCTTACCTTTTCGGCTTTGTGCTTGCGGAACACAAGCAGATTTTGGGCGACCTGATGGCGAAGTTCCGCGATGTTGATGGGAGCATCCCCCATTGCAACATCGTATGGCAACGTGCCATCAACAAACATCCTCACCGCACGGGTGAAGTTTTCTTTGTCCACAATCTTTTCATGCAACGATTGCACGAAAGCAGCATCCAAGCCATATTTGCTTGCCATGCCATTAAAATCAATTGTATTCATTTGCAAAGGTAATAAATATATTAAATAAAACAATAACATTCACCATTTTTCTATTGGTTTGGGGTATTCCTTTTTCTTGGTTATGGAAAATGCACGGTTCAAAGCCCTTTTGAATGAATTATAATACCCGAACACCCATTGTTCATTTGGGTGTTCCTTACTGAATATAGGGCATCCATCGGTATCAACAGGGCAACCGGGATTATTGACATAAACCATATATTCCCCATCGGTTGAAATGATTGATACCCATTCCAAATGATTGATGTACACAGTGCCATCAAAATCGGCATATTGTCCATCATCCATTACCGTTTCTTGCGTGTAGGTAGTAACACCGGGCATCCCCCTAAAAGCATCCTTGAATGCCTTGCAATGAGGTGTGTAATAAGAACTTTTATTCGTCATCGTCATTATCATTTTGAAGTTCGGGAATTGAAGCCGCAAAACCGGGACATTTCATACAGTTGCAATCACAATATGGGTGAGCATCACAATACTTTTCAAGTTCGTAATCATCCATAATTACTTGGTTTAATTATTATTGATACCAATGATATACAAGCAATTCTTTGAGGGCAACAATTTGTTCACGGCATCAAGGGTTGCCCCGGTGGTCAAGATGTCATCAAACACAATGATGTTGTGTTCCTGAATATCCACGTTCAATGTGAATCGTGGATTGATACGTTGCCTTGTCTTGGCGGTTATTGCATCACGGTAGAATGGTATGCCCAATTTTTCAGCAATCACCAAACAAACGCTTTCGGCAAAGTTCATTTCCTTGTGGCGGCGTTTGGGTGTAGTAAGCAACGCCCAATCATCATTGTGGTGTAACCCAACCACACGGCGAATGACATTCAAGGCAGCGTCAGCAAACAAGCCCACGTTGGAGAAATCCGCCTTGATGGTGGACAATGGATAACCTTGTTCGCTTTTCTTGAAGCAGGAAATGAAAGAGAAATCACGTTTCGGATGCCAGCAGATGCAATCTTTCAAATCACACACGCTTTCTTGTGAGTTGGCGGCAGAGTTCCACCCGGCACGTTTCTTTTCTTGCGGTTGTTCCTCAAATTGCGGAATGTCGATTGCCCATTCTTGGAGTTCCACGGCATCCCATCCATCAAGCAATGCTTTGTAATCCCAATCCCCGAAATCCCCATTGTCCTTGATGATGTAGTTGCGGAGTTTTTCAACGGGCGTTTCCTTGGGGATAATGATACATGGGACATCATCAAATCCAAGCCGTTTGAGGGCTTGTAAACGCATATTGCCCCCGATGGTGATATACTTGCCATCCTCAATCGGATAAACGAGCAACCCACGCAATTGCAGCATTTCGGGGTCTTGCTTGATGCTTTCAACCAGCTTGTCAAGTTTTGCCGGGTTTGTAATACGCGGATTTGGGGGCAAGCCCGGAACTTGCCCCGTGTTATTCTCAATCCGCATGATGGGAATGTTTGTTGTTGTCATATCGTAATGATTAAAGTTGTAACACCTTTCTTGTTGGCATAATCAATGGTGTATTTCGTGCCTTTGGAAGTGCCATTCCAAAAGGCAACCACCATATCGGCATTATCCACGATTTCACGGTTGCGGATAAATGTTGCACCACGCCCATTCTTGGCATAATCAGGGCGAAACTCTATAAGTTCAAGCCCATGTTGCCTTGCATATTGGGCGGCAAGGGAATCAATGCCCCTTGCACCCCCGGAAATGATTGTATCATTTGCATCAATGTTGATGCGCCTTTCAAGTTCTTGGGCGAAGTTGATATTGCCCGGCTCACGTGAACCAATGATTGCGATTTTCATTGCTATATGTTTTATAGTAATACACTTTATTAGAAACAAATAGGAAATTCACTTGATTTCAAGCGATGCCCGGCAAGAATCAACAAGGCTTCATTCATTCTGAAAGAACGTGCGATTGTTCCGGGCGTGCCATGATTTACAGTTGGCGACCAATATGTAAAACACACACCCGAACCATCGGAATAAAATTCAATGGAACTTGCCTTGCCATTGTCAAGGGCTTGGATTGTTTCATTCACACGAAGTTGGGTTTCATAATCCAACTTTTCAATTTGTTCTTTGATACATTGTTTCATTGTTGCGAAAGATTATTTGTTAAACTTGAATTATAAGCCCGGCAGGAAAGAAACCGTTTCACATTGTGTTGTTTGGTTTTGGAAAACCCAACCTTTATCATAGGCATTGCCATCATCCTTGCGGTGGTAACGAAACCATTTATCATACACACCCATTTTGCAATCCTCGATGCCCTTTTGATAATCATGTTCGGCGGTTGTGATTTGGGCTTTTGCCCTTTCCATGATTTGATTTTTCAAATCCTCAATTGTTGTTGCCATTATTGCGAAAGTTTTTATTGTTATACTTATGTTGCATTGTGTTTTATAGTAACACACCGCAAAGATAGTTGTTTTATTTAATACAACAAACTTTTTTGGCGAAAAAATGCACTTGCATTGCAAAATTGTTGATAAGTTAAGCATAACTAACCGCCTTTTTTTAAGTGTATCACTATAAAACACGGTATCTTTGTAGGTGATTTGTGAAACTTAATACATTCAATTCAGATGAAGAAAACAATTTTGGCATTACTTGTGGCGAAGTTCCAAGGCGTGCGGAAAGACGGATTGTCAGTTATGGCGGGCATCCTTGCCCTACAAGCAGCAACCGAAGAAGAAGCGAAAACCCTTGTGGACAAACTCACCGATGCGCAAGTGAACGAGTTTATCAAGGATTATCGCAAGGATGTGGACAAAGAGGTGTCCGAGAGTAACAAGACCTTTGAAACCAATTTGCGCAAGAAGTACGATTTCAAGGAGAAGGAAACCGAACCCGGCGGTGACCCGAACAAGAACCCGGAAAACCTTGCGGAGATTGTCAAAGCGGCAGTTGCGGCAGCAGTCAAGCCCTTTGAAGAAAAGTTGTCAGGTTATGAAACCAAGAACCTTGCCGATACAAGGCTTGCCCAACTCAATGAGAAATTGAACGGATGCAAGGATGAAACATTCAAGGCGCAAACCTTGAAAGATTTCGCCCGCATGAAGTTTGAAACCGATGATGAGTTTGCGGAGTATTTGAAAGACAAGGAAACGGACATCGCAACCGCAAATCAGAATGTGGCGAATGCCGCCCTTGGCGGTGCAAGTGGAAAGCCCCTTTTCGCCCAAAAGGGTGAAGATGGTATTTCCAAGGGTGTTGCCGATTTCGTGGCATCGCAGAAGCCCGAAAATGAAACATTCAAGGGCAAAGAAGTTTAACCGTTAAAACCAACAACAATGTTGCAGATTGAACGAAAGAAAGACAACCGCGTTGTCAAGTGCATCTTGCATCGCGTTGCAGACATCCCCGGTGGCGTTACCGTTAAGGTTGCCAATCTGGGCGGCACGGCATTGTTTGAGGGAACGCCAATTGGTGTTGATGCAAATGGCTTGTATGCGGTTTGCAAGACCGCCCAAATCGTTACCGAAGCGGCAGCAAGTGCAACATCATACGAAGTTGCCAAGGGGCATCATTTCAAGGTTGGTGACCGTTTCGCAACAGCAGATTGCAACGGTCAGACCATCACCGCGATTGACAAGTCAGACCCCGCAAAGGACATCATCACCGTAGGCACAACCCTTTCGGCATCCAAGATTGCCGCCGGAACTTGTGCATTTGAATCAAGTGGAGCGAACAAGACATTGAAAGTTACCCCGGTTGCCATTGCCGGAAGCAACGAAGATGTCAAGAGCGACACCAACTTGTTTGTCAGTGCATGGGTTATCGGTGTAGTGAACAAGGCAACCGCCCCCATCGTGAATGATGCTATCAAAACCGCCCTTAAAGGTGTGGTTTATGTTTAACCCCTAAAACAATTAAGCGAATATGCAAAAGAGTTTGATGGTAGGGTTGAATGAAAAGGACATGGAAGCCGTAATTCGCACTTACGACCTCAAAGACTATTATTATCCAACCCTTTTCCCGTTGAAGGAAACCAATTTCCTCACGTGGAAGATGCTTGAAGCGCAATCCGGCTTGAAGATTGCCGCCGACCTTGTGGCAAGGGGTGCGACAATTCCGAGAAAGACCCGTGAAGCGATTTCACGCATCCAAGGTGACATCCCCAAGATTACCATATCGCGAGAGAAAAACGAGGATGAATTGACCGAATATGACATCATGGTTGCCATGTCGAGCAATAATCCCGACCTCAAAGCCCTTGTGGAGTTTTGGGCAGAGGACACCAAATTTTGTTGGGATGGCGTTGCAGCACGTGCCGAGTGGATTGCGTTGAAGCAAATTTCACTTGGCAAAGTGAAGTTCACCAATTCCAACAATGCAGCAGTCGTAACCGAATACGATGTTGATTACCTTATCCCGGCAGAGCAGAAAATCGGCGTAACAACCGATTACACGGCAGGAACAGCCGGAAAGCCTTTCACAAAGGATTTCCCCGCCGCCTTGAAACTGGGCAAGAAGTTGTATGGCGCAACCTACAAGTTTGCGTTTATGAATGTTGATACTTTTGAGAAACTTGCCGCCCAAGAGGAAGTTTATAAGAAGTGTGCCACATTCATTCAGAACGTAACCGACACACAGGATGCCCCCGACCTTGCAACCGTGAATGCTTACCTTGCCAAGAAAAAGGAATTGTTCCGTGGCTTGCAAATCATTGTGATTGACCAAGACATCACATTGGAACTTGCCGATGGCACACGCATCACTGAAAATCCGTTTGAGGATGATGTTATCCTTTTCAGCGAAAGCAAGGTATTGGGCAACACGTATTGGAAAAAGCCTATTGATGCAAAGGCAATGCCCGGCAGCGTAGCCGATAAGGTTATGCACGGTCATACGCTGGTCAAGAAGTATTCCAACGAAAGCCCCGTGCAGGAAGTAACCGAGGGCATCGCAAACCTTTTCCCGGCTTGGAATCTTGCTGGAAGAAGCGTTTTGATGCAGGTTAATGCGACATCGTGGACGAAGAACTAACATTGAACAAAGGGGCGGTGGCGATTAAAGCATAGGACACCGCCCCGGAGTTCTGAAAGCAAGATGGATTATGACGAACAAAGAATATCTTACCAAGGCATTGAATGGGCTTAACCTTTCCGATGATGATATTGAAATCATCATGGTAAAAGGTGGAGTTCAAGCCGATGCCGAAGTTGATTGCAAGCAATGTGATACGGTGGTTTATGACCGCTTTTCGGTCATCCTCAAAGGCACGATGCAAAACGTGTCGGAGGGTGGATATTCCGTTTCATGGAACATGGATGCCGTGAAGATGTATTACAATGCCTTGTGTCACGAACTTGGCAAAGATAATGTGCTTGCCACACGTCCGAAAATTCGCAACCGTTCAAATATGTGGTGATATGGCAGCAGTGAAGCAATACCCCCATTTCCTTTTCATAGAGGATGCCGCCGAATCCGTGCAGGATGCCGGGGGCAATTGGATTGAATGCGAATCATCGCGCAAGTTCATTTCCATGTGCCGTGAGGAATCCGATGGCAAGGGTACGGAATACCAAGTTGCAGGAGGGAAAACCCAAAAAGCGACATCCGTTATTCAGTTGCCCACCACTTGCCCAAAGGTTGCCAAAGGTGCAATGGTAGTGATTGCAAACGATATGGATTGTTCGGACATCCGCATTGCCGGAATATGCTTGAACTTTGACAAGGCACAATTACATTCAAGGCTATGGGTATAAAGGCAAATTTCACAAAGGATGATGTGCGTAACCGCTTTGATGCTTTCTTGAATGAGATTGAGAAAAAGCAGATTGCCCGCTTGCAAAGGCTTGGCGAAATGTGCTTGATTGAAGCAAGGAACAACAAGGGGTATATGATGCAAACCGGGGCGTTGCTATCGTCCACGGGTTATCAAGTCTTTGTTGATGGCGTTGCCGTTCATACCCAATTCGATGCGGCGAGCGGAGCGGAAAGCGGTGCAGCCGCAAAAGGAATGAAAGCCGGGCAAACCATTGCCGATAAGGTGGGAAAACAAACCAAGGGTGTTGCCCTTGTTGTGGTTGCCGGAATGAATTATGCCGCATACGTTGAAGCGAGAGGATATAATGTGCTATCAAGCGCGGAACATCTTGCCCAACGGGAATTGCCCCGGATGTTGGAGAAACTTATTACTAACATTAAACGTGCAGCCGAATGATTACATCATTTGATACCAACGAAATCTTGTTTGGCTTGCTCAATGGCAACACATCCATCAAGGGTGCTTGTTACCATGATGGCGACCGCCCGGACAATTCGCAGGATGAAGATATTGCCGTGAATACCGTTGATTTGACGCAAGACAGCTTGCCGCAAATAGGTACAAGCAACATCAACATCTATACCCCGGACACCCCCAAGAAAATCAAGGGCAAATCGGTGTTGTCAGCAAACCGCACGAGATTGAAAGCCTTGGCAAAAGAAGTCTTGGCAATAGTGAGAAAAGCGGAAATACCCGGAATTAAAGCCATACCCGGCAACATGACAATCATGTATGAGCCAAACACACGGCAACATTTCGTGAATATCCGCATTGATTGGAACATTCAAATTTAATTTCATCATGGCAGAAAGAACATCTTTAATCACGCTTGGATTATGCGAAATCCAAGTTGGTGCAGCATCAACAACTGGTGTGATGCCCGGCTCACTTGCCAAAATCGGCAAGACCTACAAAGATACTTGCAAGATTGCGCAGGATGCCGCCGATGTAACGGAGCATTACGAGGAGGGCAAGGCAGCCCCCGAAGTGCGCAAGAAATCCAAGAAGATGCCGAAACTTACATTCTCAATCATGGATGCCAACGTGCAAGATTTGATTGATTATGTCGGTGGCGAAAACGTGGGTACGTCCGATGCCCCGGTTTGGGGTTTTGATGGTGATGAGGTCGTTGCAAACAAGGCTATCTTGGTGAAAGCCGAACAGGGCTTGAACTTTGAAATCCCCAATGGCGACATCGAAGCCATCATCAACGCCGATATGTCGGCAAAGGGTATTTTCCTTGTCGATTTCACCGTTACCCCTTGCGCGGTATCATCGGGAAAGGCGATGAGAGCGAAACCCGCGACAACTTAAAAGCGGGGCAACCTGAAAGTGAAACCCGAAGCCCCCGGAGCAATAGCCCTTGGGGGCTTCAATGTTTAATCACAATAATATGAACAAGGAACAAGAAAAATTGGAGCAGGAACGACAAGAGTTGAACACCTTGATTGGAAAGGGCGTGTCTTTTGAGGTCAAGGATGTTGAGTTTGAAACCGTGAAGCGTTGGGGATTTTTCAAGAAACATACCCCAAAAGAAGTAACAAGGAGGTTCACCATCAATGAACCGACCCTTGCAACCCTTGACCGCCTTTCATCCGAATGGATAGAATTTGCCATTGATGAAGAAGCATTGAAATCAAGTGATGGCATGGTTGCGGCAAGACATTATGCCCACAAGCATTGTGAGCGTTGCGCAAAGGTAGTTGCCATCGCCGTGCTTGGCGAAGATAGGTTGATTGCCATTCCCGGAAAGGGTGGCACACGATGGGTTGAGGATGAAGCCAAATTGGAGCAATTGACACGCCTTTTCTTGCGTACCATCAAACCATCAAGGCTTTATCAATTGTATGTGCTTATCAATACCATGTGCAACCTTGGGGATTTTTTGAACTCTATCAGATTGATGTCCACAGACAGAACCACAATGCCGAATCCGATAGAGCAAAGCAACGTGGGTTGAATAGTCCACACGGTCGGCGGGGTGCAATCTGTGAGCATTTCGGATGGTCGTATGATTACTTGCTACATGGCATTGCATGGTCAATTGTCCAACGCATGATGATTGATGCACCAAGTTATGACACCGAAGATGACAACGTGCGTGAAATCGAATTGACGGAGGATAACCAACAACAAGTTTTGAATTATGTTAATTCTTTAATGTAGGTATATATGGCAGATGTAAACGGTGGTGCATTGTCCTTTTCATCCGTTTTGGATAACGACCAAATGAACGCAGCAATTGAAGAAACATTGCGGAGGGTTCAAGGCTTTTCCAATGCCGTTGTCGGCAGTGGTGATGTGATGGACAAGACAACACAAGAAATCGTTGAATCAATCAACATACAAAAACAGGTTATCCAAAACCTTGAAAATACCGTTGCCGAGTTGAACGCAAAGATTAACGAGTTGCAACCGGGAGCGGCACAAGATGCCCTTATTGAGCAAGCAAATGCGGCAAGGGCTGAACTTGAAGATGAAAAACAAGGCATGGTTGCCTTGATTACCGAATTGAACAACTTGCAGCGTGCCAATGCTGGGGCGGCATCATCCGCCGAGGAAATCCGGGCAACGCTTTCGCAGGTAGGGGCAGCGTGTGAAATGAATGAAAACGCCCTTGCCGCCCTTGAAGCAGAATATGAAAAGATAACAACGCAGATGAATGGTGCGTTGAAGTCTGGTAATGATGCAGAATACCGGGCATTGAGGAACAAGGCACAAGCCATCAAAGGCGAGATGGCAACACGCAAATCATTGTTGGCGGAGTTACGCAACCAATCCAATGCACTGGAAGCGGAGGCAAGCAAGTTGGAGCAATCAAGGGCGGCGGTTGAAAACAACGCCCAAGCCCATGTTTCCTTGCGTGGGCGCATCCGTGAATTGCGTGAGGAAATGGCATTGTACCGCGAACAATATGGCGACCAAACCGCCAAATACCGTGAAATGGCGGCAGAATTGGGAAGATTGCAGGACATCCAAGGGGATATTCAAACCCAAGGCAAAATCCTTTCCAATGATGAAGCACAATTCCAAGGCATCATTTCGGGTTTGAATGGTGTTGTGGGTGGATTCACGGCAGCACAAGGCGCGGTTGCATTGTTTGCCGGAGAAAATGAAAACTTGCAAAAGATAATGTTGAAAGTCCAATCCCTTATGTCAATCACAATGGGATTGCAACAGGTATCACAAGCATTGAACAAGGATTCCGCCTTTCGTCTTGCAACCATCAATGGGTTAAAGGAATGGTGGAACAAACTTACAGCCATCGGGCGAGGTGAACAAGTTGCCGAAACCGTTGCAAAGACAGCAGACACCACGGCAACCATTGCCCAAACATCCGCAACCACCACAAACACGGCGGCGGTTCAAGCAAACACGGCGGCAAAAACGGGCAATGCAACCGCAACATCCGGGGCGGCGGCAGCCCAAGGAGTGCAAACGGCATCCGCAGTTGCTGGAACGGCGGCAAATATCGGGCTTGCCGGGGCTTTCCGTATGGTTGGGGCGGCAATAAAATCCATCCCGGTGTTCGGTTGGATTCTTGCGGGCATTTCGGCTTTGATTGCCCTTGTGTCGCATTTCGTAGGCAAGGCAAACGAAGCCAAGAAAGCAGCAGAGGAATGGTATAAATCCATTGCAGAAAACGCATATAAGCCTATTGCAACCATTGAAGAATTATCCGTGAAGTGGAATGCACTTGGTGATGATTTAGAAAAGAAAAAGAAGTTTATCGAAGCCAATAAAAAGGCATTTGATGATTTAGGTGTGGCAATCAATGGTGTAACGGATGCCGAAAATCTATTGATAAACAATAAAACCGCATTTATCAATGCCCAAATTGAAAAGGCAAAAGCA